ATAATTAAATACGCTGAACATCACCACAGAGGCTGTATTTGATGGGTGTGTATAGAACAGGGATGCCTCCACTTGTCTATACAGGCCAACAAACTTCAGGTTGTTCTGACAGTTTATTGTTTTGCGTTACGAACTCATCTATAGGGTAGGGTAGCTAGCATTGTTACGGCCTACAGACGCAGGACTAGATACCTAGTCCCGCTTAAAGTTATACCAGTTGTTTCAGGTTTGTCAATACTTAACGAGCGTTTCCGCTAACATCGTATACAAACTTACCTGATTGTAATGCTTTAGCAATAGCTTCTTGGTTCTTTTCATACTCAAAGGTAGACATTTTACTTACCTCTGACTCATAAAAGACACCATCTTTACTCTCTCCTGTAGGTGCAGAACGGCTACCACGGGTGTTTACGCTTTCAGCAGCACCCTTATCTGAAGTAGATTTCTTAGTCTTAATACCTTTATCGGCTTTGTATAAGTCGATGGCACGGGCAGCAGACACGGCATCACTCTCATTATCATACAAAGCATCTTGAATCCATTTAGGTTGTTCTTCAACCCAGCTATGGAAAGCATCATCATCACGGATGGAGTCAAAGTCTGGATGTAGGCGTGTCAAATCAGCTTCTGCTTTTTCCTTAGCTGTCTGATGCTCACGCTCATCTAGCTGTTTGAATCGCTCATCCAATGCTTGAGTTTGTTCCTTAGCCTTTTTAATTGCAATGGTTTCAACAATCTTTGCAACATCAGGATAGGCTCTAGCCCACTCACTAAGCTCTTCTTCACTCTTAGGAAGCTTAATTTGCTTCTCTGTACTTTTCTGTAGCTGTGAATGAAGCTCATCAATTTGCTTCTGCAAAGCTACTTGCTGTTGCTGAGAATGTCTACGCAGATCTCCATAACGCTTCTTAAAGCTTTTCTCTTCTGCGCTTAAGTTGCTATCCTCAGGGTCTTGTGATTCTTGGGGATTGCTCTTATCTTCAGCCAATTGTTTCAACTCTGCTTCTTCTTGTTCAATCCGATCTTTGTTAGCATTACGCTTACCAAATGGAGAGAAAGCCTGAGCTTGTTGATTCTGGTTAATTACCGCTTCTGTCATAACATACCTTTAAGTTGGGGCTAACTGTAGCTGCATAGCAGGGAGATAGGTAGCCATATGGTGGGGAATTGTTGACACTCACCAGCCCACCTCTGGTTTGAGTATGCTAATTATATAGTATTATTTCTTAGAGGCAATGCCTCTTTTTTTAGCAGGTGTTGGTTTCTTTTTACGCTTAGCAACAAGACCACCTTTGGCAAAGTCACCTACACCATCACCGCCACCATCGCCACCATCACCACCATCACCACCCTCTGCGGCAGCAGCGGCAGCGGCAGCATTAGCCGAAGGTCCAGAGCCAGCATCATCTGCGTCAGCGGCAGCGGAAGCTGCAGCAGCAGCATTAGCTCCGGGGCCAGAGTCAGCATCATCTGCGTCAGCGGCTGCAGCAGCAGCAGCGGCAGCAGCGGCAGCATCAGAAGGAGTAGCAACAGCATCTACAACACTAATATTAGGATTTGGAGCATTAGAAAGACCAATTGCATTTGCAATAGAGTTAGCCACCGAACCAATGGCAATACCAATTGCAGAGTTGCCTATGCCAGTTCCAGTTCCTATACCACTACCGCCTACAGTAGCACCACCATCACCTGTTCCTACGCCTCCGTCACCACCTTGCTCAACTGTCCCTGTGGCTGTAACAACTGGTTTAGCTTCATCAGCCTTCTTAGTCTCTGCAATAAATTGACCAGCAGAACCAGAAAACTCATATCCAGCAGGAATGGCAATGGAAGGCTTACCATTGAAGAATGTGATATACATCACCCTACCTTCTTTATTCTTGTAAGCTCTAACATCTAATGCTGGATTGGTAATGGATGTTTTAGGAATGTTATATTTAGCAAGAAGGTCTGTACCCGGCACAGCAAATCCACCAGATTCAAACTTCTTCGCCCCCATCTGCTCACCATCAACTTCTTTCATGATGTCATCAATCTCAGAATCAAAACCATCTTCTTCTTGTAGGGCTTCTGGGTTAGCAACTTCCTCTGCATTACCCATCTGACCAATCTCATTCATACGAGCAAGACCAGCCTTAGCTTCATCACGAAGCTTCATCAATCTCTCAAGACCAATGTATCTAACAACATCAGCAGGGACAACAAACTCACCCTCGCTTAGCTTTGCATCAATGTCATCTCTCACTTCGTTCTGCAAAGAACCAGTAGGTACATCATTGCCTGACACAGGATCTACTGTGCCACCTTCATCATTCATGCCGCCTTCAGCAAACAATCTATTCATATCATTTGATGCCATACCACCCTCTGCAAATTTATTAGAAGCTTCTGGTGCTGGGACTTTCTCATTCCCTGTACTAGATGCAAATGGACTCATACCTTTATTAATTCTGAACTTTGCCCATGATTCAGCTTTATCATAAATATCATCAGTAGGTTTTTCACCTTTTAATAAAATATCAAGTTCTGCTTTGGACAAGGTTGGAACAATTAAAGGATATTCTACTTTCTTACCTTCGTATTCAAACTCAGATGATAGCTCTGTAGAACTATCTCCATCTGGTCTTTTCAAGTCGCCAAAAAATCCCTTACCTTTAGGTGAGATAGAACCATGTCGCATCCCATAAGGAGCAACTCCTTGGTTAGTAAAGTTATCTTTCGACATTAACTTCATCCTTTAGATGTTTTAGTCTGCGTAAAGCAGCAACGGCTCCTTGAGCCTTTCCAATCTCACGAACATCAGTAGCTTGTTCTAAGTTTTTATGCTGCTGAGAAATTTCAGCATCAAGCAACTCTTGGAACGCTTCCCATGTAGCGTTAGTGTTTACAAAGCCTTTAAGCTTGGGGAGGTACGGCTTGGACATTACCAGCAAATCCTTGTTCACCCGGCACTGGTGCAGCACCAATACCAATATTTCCACCACCACCACCAGTCATATCAGCCACTGGAGGAGGACCACCTTCTGGACCAGCAACAGGAGGAGCACCCTCTGCAGGAGCTGTAGCTTGTTGCATCAGCAAAGCTTGACGCATAGCTTCATCCATATTGTTAGTCACCTTGTCTGGATCTAAGTCCATACTCTTAGCTATCTCACGAATGATGTAAGGAAACTTAGCAAACGGCATTAATGCAGGAGAGCTTGCAATCTGCAAGAACTGCATCAAGCGTTGGCTCCTCACCTCATTAGCCATCAAGCTCTCTGTACCTCTGGCTGTAACTTCCAAGTCTCCTTTAATGCTTTGATCAAAATCAAACTGCATGTTGAAGCTAAAGAAAGCCTTACCCAAAGGAGCTAACAAATAATCATCCACATTCTTGATGATGGTTTTAACACTGCCTGATGCAGCATTCATCAACATAGAAATACCAGAGGCTGTTCTACCCACGCCACTCACACCAGTTTGTCCGTGTGCAAAGGAAGGCATGCCTGTTGATTCATCAGCAAGCTGTCGTGCTTTATCGAACAGTTGTAAGTTCTCTGCAGCCACGTTAGGAAACTTAGTTCCAAACAAGCTTTGACCGGGAGCACCACCCTGTCGCCTAAACACTTTACCGGGATAGACAGTCATGTCCTGTCCGGGAACGAGGTTGGTTTCATCCACCTCGAATACAAGGTTGCCCGACAACACCGCATTGTCTACAGCCATACGCATAAAACCATTCATGAGGGTCTGGGTGTCATCCATGTTTTCGGCAACACCAATGCCAAATAGAGAGTAGGGGTTTAGTTCGCAAGGAGCAGCATAGTACGGAATGTTGGCGGGCTTAAACGGGTTCAACACTAGCCGAATAATTTTACTATTACAGAACCACACATTAGCTTGTAGCTCTTTATAGTTTTCAAGTTCTTTTGGAATGTCAATATCATTGTCAGATAGTGTTTCAATATCAACATTACCCCAATACTCCAACACTTCAAATCTATCTGTTCCTAAATTAGGAGCATAGTCTCTCAAGTCATCTTCCCAATACTTCTTAGTATAGGAAGCACCACCTTCAATAACATCTTCAATGACAGTGGATCTAAAGAAAGGACGATTCTTCAAAGCCCTAAGTTGTGTAGCACTAAGCTTGTGACGCTCAATAATGTATTGAGCTTCTTCCATGTTGGTAGCATCGGGATCGGGATAGAAGTTCCAGATAGAAACATGTGATGTCTCTGGTACTGTCTTCATCTCAGGTTTGTATGTACCCTCTTCATCCCAGCTTGGATATTCTTTAGTTTTAGCAAATGGACCCTTCATGATGCCTGTACCAAACAGAGCCATCTCAAAGGCAGTGGAACGCAGATGCTTATTAGCACCACTCTCATCCAACTGGTCATGTATCTTCTTCTCCATCTTCTTAGCTGCTACCATAGCAGGATGGAATGTGATGGAAGTGGGAGTTACTCCCGGACCTTCTTTCAAACCTTCAATATCTTTAAGCTGATCCTTCAAAGGACCAAGATTGTCCATCAAAGAAGAAAGGGTAGCACCCGGTGCTAGGTTTTTACCATCACCTTTATAACCAAATGGAGAAACTATCTCTGCTTCTGCACCTTCTGGTGCTTTAGGATCTACATGTACTGAATCCACTACACCATCTGGTAGCACAGTGGGGTCAACACTCAGAGGAAACTTGTTATTAGCAAATAACACATCAGTGATTTGACCATATGCTGCAAGCACCTTGGTCTTTGTCACCTTAATGAATACACGGCTCTTCTCTGTCTCAGTAAATTTAACATCAGGTCCATAGATACCACGATAGTTTCTATATGCCTTGAGCCAACGCTGTTCGTCCTGTCTACGGCTCTCTTCAGATCTTGTATATCTGTCGTTTAAGAAGTTTAAAAGAGAACTACCAGTGAATGGAGTTTTTTCTCCCTCTTTCCTGTCCCCTAAACCAATGGACTTGTCATCCATGAAATTGTTTGTCGCCATAAATACCCTTTAATACCCAAATGTGGGGTCTGCCATCTTCATCCCAGCACCAGCAGAAGTTAATGGATTGTAATCGAACAAACTACTTCTAGGTCTGCTCATCACACCATAACGAATAGCATCATATAAGTGATCTTCAGCTTTAGTATCAATGTCCTCTGGGTTTCTTTTGTCCAAAGGCAGTACAGGTAGCTGAGCAATCGTGTTCACACAGTTGCTTGTTATAACCAGTCTTGGCTTTTCTGTAAAGGGGTCTAGTTGTAGCCTTCGATGCAGCTCATTCTTACCTGCCACCCTACTTCCAGCACTTCTATCAGATGGCCTCCACCTACAACCCTCTGCAATCATCTGTTCTGCCAGTGATGGACCTGTATCACCCCGCTTATGCCAGCAACTACTGTCCAACACCCCATATCTCATGGGTCCATCGTTCTCTTCAGCCCTCATCACCATGTGGGCGAGGTCTTTGGCAAGTACCTTGCTAACATATAGCTCACGATAGACCACCAATTGTTCACTTGGAGACACAGCAAACCACACCACAGCACTAAAGCTTCCGTATCCATAGTCACAAGCCCTAAATTTAGTCCAATTACTCGGTATGTGGAACGGTTCCACTACATGAATCTGCCTATTAAACTCAGTGAAGGCTGCACCTTCAGCAATATCCCAGTTTCCCTCAAGCAATTGCTTCCTTTGGTGCTCAGGAAGAGACAACAACATAGTCTCATAGTCACCTGTCTGCATCAAATAGGGATTATCCGTCAACATAGCAGGGATAAACCTACGTTTGAACAGAGCTTGCCCCTCTTTACTGTGTCCTTTGGGATACACTAGGGTGGTACTGCTCTCAATATCTGTCGCATCAAACGCTTTACCCGCTGGAGAAGGGTCAATAAACATCTTCTTCACCCAAGCATGACCCGGACCACCCGGATTTGTTGTAGCTCTCATGAAGATTGGTAGGTCTGACGCTGCTGTACGCAGTCGAGAACGCATATAGTTCCACGGAAATGGCGTATGCCACTGCGTCAACTCATCAAAACCAATCCAGCTAAACGCCAATCCCTGATATCTCAATACATCTTCATCTCTATCAAGGTAGGACATCCACAGT